AGAAGAGCTAGCTGCCAAACCGCCTTTAATTGAGGATTATAAATTAGAAGTCGATGAAGAAGTTCTTCCAGCTGTAGTAACCGACGAGGTAGATGACGAGAATCTAAAGGATCTTGCAAAGGTTCGTGAAAACATCGAAGGTGTTATCGAGTTAGGGAACGAGGCTGTTAGAGAAATGTTAGAAATTGCTAAACAATCTGAGTCAGCACGTGGCTTTGAAGTTGTTTCTACTCTAATGAAAACTCTGCTTGATGCCAACAAAGATTTCGCTGATGTTTCAACTAAAAAGAAATTTGCTATAGAAGAAATTAACGCGCCTAAAGAAGCTGCACAAACCAATACAGTAAACAATAACTTAATTGTGTCCACTGCTGATTTATTAAAAATGTTGAAAGATACTGAGAATGGCTGATGGTTATTTAGGAAACTCAAATCTCAAAAGGATTGGCGAAGAAATAGAATGGTCACCTGACCTTTTACAAGAGTATATGAAATGTGCAAAGGATCCTATTTACTTTGCTAAGAATTATATTAAAATCGTACACGTTGATAAAGGGCTAGTTCCATTTAAAATGTATGATTACCAAGAAAACATTACTCGAAAAATTACAGACAATAGACGTTTAGCAGTGTTAACAGCACGTCAGTCTGGTAAAACAACCACTGCTATGGCTATTATTTTACATTATGTTTTATTTAACGAATTTAAAACTGTTGCTATTCTAGCTAACAAAGGTGACGCTGCTCGAGAAGTTATGGCAAGAGTTAAGCTCGCATTTGAGGCATTACCTAAATGGCTGCAACAAGGGGTTGAAGAATGGAACAAAGGAAATATCGCACTTGAGAACGGATGTCAAGTTTTGGCAGGTACTACGTCGTCAAGTGCTATTCGTGGTAAGTCTGTTAACTTTCTATATCTCGATGAGGTTGCATTCATCGAAGGATATGACGATTTTTTCGCATCTGTTTATCCTACTATCTCGTCTGGCGAGTCAACAAAACTTTTAATGACTTCAACTCCAAATGGATTAAACCATTTTTGGAAAACATGTACTGGCGCAAAAGAAGGTACAAATGGTTATGAATACGAAGAAGTTATGTGGCACGATGTTCCGGGTCGCGATGAAAAATGGCGTAAGGAAACAATCGAAGCATTAGACCACGACGAAGAAAAATTCAACCAAGAATATTGTTGTCAGTTCCTAGGTAGTTCTGGTACTCTTATTGCAGGTTGGAAACTAAAAGAATTATTACATCAAACACCAATAGCACAGCATGACGGCTTTATGCAATATGAAAAGCCAATTAAAGAACGTCAATATTCTATGACAGTTGACGTTGCTCGTGGTAAAGGTTTAGACTATTCATGTTTTTCAGTAATTGATATTACAGAGATGCCATATAAACAAGTGGCAATGTTTAGAGATAACATGGTAGGACCAATTGATTTTGCATCTGTTGTTTATAGAATAGGACAAATGTATAACACGGCTGCAGTTTTAATAGAGGTTAACGATATTGGAGAACAGGTTGCTGATGTTCTTTTAATGGATTATGGTTATGACAATATACTATATACCGCAAATAACGGACGTTCCGGTAAAATGCTTACTGGTGGGTTTGGTAAAAAAGTAGATAATGGAATACGAACAACTAAAAATGTTAAAGCAACTGGTTGTAGTATGCTTAAAATGTTAGTTGAACAAAACCAACTTATTATTCAAGATTATGATACTATACAAGAGATTAGCCGGTTCTCTAAAAAGGCTAATTCATTCGAAGCAGAGTCAGGATTTCACGACGATTTAGTTATGAACCTTGTTTTGTTCGCATGGATGACTGAACAGGCATATTTCAAAGATATGACTGACATAAATACACTTATAAAGTTACGAGAGAAGACAGAAGAACAAATTGAAGAGGAACTGTTACCTTTTGGCTTAATTGATAGTGGCGAAGATTTTTACTATGAAGACGACGGCCTAAGACTGTGATATTATATAGAATACCTTTTTTTATAAATAGAAACAGTAAGAAATACATAAAACAAGATTAACGCGTTTTCAATACATAAAGGAGAAAAATATGGCTTTTTCCGTAAGTCCCTCTGTTATCGTTCGAGAAGTCGATGCTTCCCAGGCAGTACCAGCCATCTCAACGCCACCTGCTGCTTTAGCCGGTGTATTTAGATGGGGTCCGACTAACGAACCATTGCTATTATCATCAGAAAACCAACTCGTAGATCGTTTTGGCGCACCTAATGATGACAATTACGAAACATTTTTTACAGCAGCTGATTACTTATCGTATTCAAATGCTCTATATGTGGTTCGTGCAGATGATGGTTCAACTGAAGCTAACAGTACAATACTAGACATCACACTTGATGCAAATAATGACGTCGTTTCAGACGATAGTTATTACGGTGCATTCAAGGCTAAATATAAAGGTGAACTTGGTAACTCATTACAGGTTGCTTGGGTATCATCCACTGGCTTTGAAAGTGAATTCGTTGCAGTTGCAGGAATTCCAACAAACAAAGTTTCAAATACTCAAATAGATCAAGTTATTAGCTTTAATGCTTCTAACGTTCAATTTGAAACTGCTAACACACAAAACCTACAAGACTTGATTGCAGGCGACGTATTAGAAATTGGTAACGAGTCAATCGGATACCAAGAATTAAGAGTTAGCTCGTTTACAGAAACACCAGTAAATGTTGAAGCAACACCGGGAGATGCTAATACATCATTCCTTGCTCTATATTCATATGATATTGAGTTCTTTAACAAATACACATTAGCTGAAACAGACTTAGCTAAACTATCAATCAAAAAGAAATGGCAGCATGGAGCAACATTCTCTAGAAAGCCAGACGCTAACCACATTCACGTAGCAGTGATTGATGCGGGAGGCGAAATTTCTGGTACTAAAGGATTTATGCTAGAAAAATTCGAAAATATTTCAACAACTGAAGGTGCAGTTTCAGCACAAGGTACTACTAATTATTACGGTACAGTGATTGAAAACTTCTCATCTTGGGTAGCAATCGCTAACAGTGCTCCAATTGGTACTGCAAGTAGTGCAATTGCTAAGTACGAAACAATGGCTGGTGCAACATCACCGGTTACTGAAACAACTGCTACGTTGGCTCAATTAGGTTTTGCACTAGATACTTTAAGAAGTTCTAACGAAATCGACATTGCGTTCGTATTACAAGGTAAAGGCGATGATGCTGCAACAAGAGCAAACTATATTGTTTCTAACATCTGTGAAACAAGAAAAGATTGTGTTGCGTTTATCTCACCATCTAAGGAAGCTGTTGTTGACGAACTTAAAATGAATGCCAAACTTACTAACGTAATTGCATATCGCAACAAAGTTCAAAACTCATCTTATTCATTCATGGATAGTGGATACAAATACCGCTATGATAAGTATAACGACAAATATCGTTGGACTCCATTAAACGGTGATATGGCTGGATTAGCAGCTAGAGTTGAACCTTGGGAATCACCAGCTGGTTTCAGAAAAGGTGTAATCAAGAACGTTGTTAAGTTAGCATTTAACCCTAGCAAAACAATGAGAGATTTATTGTATGGTTCAGACGTTAACCCTGTTATGTCTCAAGTAGGTCAAGGTATTGTACTATTTGGTGATAAAACTGGTTTAGGTCTAACATCTGCGTTTGATCGTCTAAATGTTCGTAGGTTGTTTATCGCAGTTGAGAAATCAATCGCTACCGCAGCTCAAAGCTTCTTGTTTGAATTGAATGATGAGTTCACTCAAACACAGTTTAAGAATATCGTAGATCCGTTCTTACGTGATATCCAAGGAAGACGTGGTATTATTGATTACCGAGTAATCAGTGACTCAACTGTCAACACTCCTGAGGTAATTGACCAAAATAAATTCCGCGCAAGCATATTCATCAAACCAGCCCGTTCTATTAACGTTATCGAATTAACATTCGTTGCTACAAGAACAGGTATTGAATTTGACGAAATTGTTGGTCAGTTAACTTAAATAAATAAGAATAGAAAATAGGAGAAAATAGACATGGCATTCAATATCAACCAGTTCAAATCAGAGCTCGTCGGTGGCGGTGCACGTCCTACCCTGTTCCAATGTCAAATCACTAACCCAATTGCTCCAGAAGCTGACATCAAAACTCCGTTTATGATCCGCTCAGCAGGTATCCCAGAATCAGTTCTGGGGCAATTTACGGTACCTTACTTTGGTCGTCAGATCAAGTATGCCGGTGATAGAACATTCCAGGATTGGTCCGTGACCGTAATCAACGATGAAGATTTCGCAGTACGTAACGCAATGGAAGCCTGGTCAAACGCGATTAACTCGCATGACTCGAACACCAGAGCATTACCACAAGACTACAAGTCAACTGGACAGATTACTCAGTTCAGTAAAGATGGTTCAATTCTTAGAACATATATCTTTGAAGGTATGTATCCAGTCAGTATCGACGGTATCCAAATGGATTGGGCACAGTCTGATACGATTGAAGAATTCAACGTAACATTCCAATATGACTTATGGCGTGTTGAGGGTAACACCGGCATTCCAACTACTTAAATAATGAGAAAGTGAATTTATGAAAATTTTTGGTTTTGACATAAAGCGTGATACAGAGGAGGATGGTTTCGTACCGTCCTCTTTTGCTGAACCGCAAAATGACGATGGAGCTATCACCGTTGGTAATGCAATGGGTGGCTTCTATAGTACACTCTTGGACATGGAAGGAACTGCTAAAACTGAGTCGGAATTAGTAACAAAATACCGAGGTTTAGCACACCAGCCAGAAATCGCACAGGCTGTTGACGAAGTAATCAACGAAGCCATTAGTGTAGACACTGACGATAAAGTTGTTGAAA